TCTGCTAATTGCTTCACCTTCGGAGGGACAACTCGTAGCTTAATTTGGCGTGGAGGAATCTGAAATGGACGAACCTTCGGTTTTGGACATTGTACCTTTGTTTCCTCTCCAACTGCAGTAACTTCATCACTTCCAGATTTTACATATGACATACAACATCCATCATCGCATGCTCCACATTCGCCTTTTTCTGTTTGTTTAAAATATCCTTTGGATTTACAAATATTTTCTTTTGCTGCTGCTACTTGTATCCCATTATCTAATATCCCTGTCAATTTCTGAAGTGTTGATAATATATCTTTTTCATTGGAAGTATACGATACACATTTATATGCATTTCCAACTGCACTCGATTCATCCCATGTAGCTGTCCCTGGACTATAATCGGCTGGCTTAATAGCTGTTGGAATGGTAAATTTATATGTATTCGGTAATTCAATATTTACGTCTTCAGTTCCTATAAAATTAAATATCTCATTATGAAATCCAATAAATTTTTGTACAATTTTATCATATGTATCTACATATGTTTGCCCAGAACGTGTTAATGCATATTTTTGATATTTCTCAACAAAGGCTGCTTTTGAATTTGCATTAGGAAGACTATTATATACTGGCTCAAACATATTTTCATACATTGCACAATCTATCGCCTTATAAGATGGCTGTGTTGTATTTATAGTCTCACATGGATTTATTAACATATCAGCAAAACCTTCTTTATTTATATGATTTACCTTAATGCTTCGCCATATAATTGATATTATATATATGCTTACTAATATTAGTAATAAATATACTAATATACTCATTACTAATAATCAAGAAAAAGAAACTAACTTGCAAAAACAACAGAAGGAAATGTGTTCATTAAATCTTCTAATACCGCGGACGGTGTACAACTTGGTGCATTGAATTTATCACTTCCCAATAACAAATAGACCCAATCCAAACTATCTTCACCAATATTTCGTAAAAATGCCAAGTAATCATTGCCTGGAACAGTTAGCCATTTCTTAAATAAATTGCTTAATGGCTCTGTTAATGTATCTCGGAACCGGGTACATAAATACATAGTAGTAAGAAGCTGAAATAAGTCTCGCCCTGTCTTTGGACACGGATCACTCATCGGAAAAAATGTAGTTGCATTTATCAATGTTTGACGACCTGTGCCTGAACAAGCAAACCCAAAATCAACTATCTTTATACAATATTGGCTCTTAATGGTTAATCGCTCTTTTTCATTTATATTTATATCCTTCATTGCATAGCCATCAATACAACGACATAATAATATATTTGTTGTTTTCATATCTCTGTGATTCATATCAAGACGCCGACATAATATACATAATACCACAGCTACTTGTGCAATTAGTGAGACTGCATCATTTAACTGCAATGTGCGCTCTTTTAACACATTTGATAATAACTCTATATTTAAGAATGGCTCCATTGTAAATACAACTGCATTTCCAATACGAGGATCGCGATATATATCATGTACACGTGATATCATATAATCCAACCCATACTCACTTAATATAGCTCGTGCTGCATATTGGAAAAATGCTTCACAACCTAAACTACCCCCATTTATCGGCACCTTGCGAAATAACATCTCATGTTTATATCCTTTTTTCCCATTTTCAATATATGATTCATATACATCAATTGCTTCTACAAGCCCATGATTTCCCTTATATATAGATTCGCTTAATACAAATCGTCTTGTACAGAGATGTTCACCTTTTTGTAATGTCAATTCTTGTTGAAGAGTTTTCTCTTCAACCGGAGATGCAATTGGCATTCGCGAATCATATATATAATTTATACCAATAAATGGACCTTTATAAGGAATACCTACTTCATGCAAGTCAATTATATACCCTGGTCCTTTTACTATAATTTCCATTTTACAACCAACAGTCTAATTAAATTCATCATTAGATAATTCTTCTAACCTGTTTTGCAATATAGCTTTTAATGGATGACCATTTCCAGCTGAACTACTTAGCCAATATGCAGTTAACTCTGCAGGATGCTCCGCTTGTGATACACTTAGCGACTGAAATTCCTCCATCTCCGCTGGAATAAAACTCTGCCATGCACCCGATTTCACATTATAATATGCAATACGAATCTGTCCAAGTTGCGGCTGCTCAGGACGTAAATATACAGGCACAGATATCCAGCGCTTTTTCCACATATATAATGGTTGCTCAATTGTATCTGGATTTAATCGTCTCTTCAATTCAAGCGTATCTGGTAAACTATTCGTATATGGCTCCATCCCAAACACCTCATAATAGAGCCTGTCCCACATCTCCTTAAAAGTCCGCTGATGAATATGTATACATTCATGCATAAATGTTTCTAGGGCGCTATTATCATTTATATTAAAGAACTGAGGAAGACATATAATATTACTAGGGCGTGTATGAGGCATGCCGCCATCAGCAGATGGGGCTAAGAATGCAATATAGAGAATAGGTGGTAGATAATTTCGCAACCAATCAGGAAATGTATTTATTGCACGTTGAAAATCAATTGGTGATGCAGTTGGTTGCCGACCAGTATAATCCTGTCCTTCTCGTGCTTTTCTATTTACTACACATTGACTGCAACGATGCCTATAATTGTCTATTAGGTCAGCTCGTGCAAGAAGCTCATTTGCTTCATGTGCAGATAAGATATGAATCTCTCGGGGTTGAGAACTAAAAAACCGCTCATGGCGCGACATTGTATGCCCCATTTCCCTAATTGCTAGTTGCATGAAAAAAATTTGTTGTTATTTGGCGCTGCAGCCTGCAGCTATTTACTTCTTCGCCGCTGCGGCTGCAGCTGTTTTACGTTTTGCTTCGTCCATCTTTTTATGCAATACAACCTGTGATAAGAACTCGCTCATTGTCGGTTGTACACCCTTCTTTTTTGGTGCAGGAGCAGGAGCCCCTGCAATCGGCTTCAACCGCGTAAATGTGACTGGCTTCGGTGTATATACTGCTCCACCAAAGAGCGACATAAATGCAACCTTCTTCCTATTTGCATCCTGCTGATCCAAGAACTGCAAGAACTCATTAAAGAGAAGTCCAGCCGCAATATTCTCTCGTACTGTCATCTTATGGTCTTCATTCAATTCATCATAATCGTCTGGAAGCATCCTCTCACTATATCCTGGCATCTGCTCTAATAGCAATGCAAACATCTGACTAATAGGATTTTTTAGTTGATTATTGATATAGTGCATATAATCTAGCGGTAAGCTCTTTTCACGAATATACTGTGGTGTTTCAATACGATCGCCTTGAAGTTTACTTGTGGAAGTCGTAGATGGTACAATATATGCATACGCAATACGATCACCCGCCGCCGGCGCATTTCCTGGATCCCTTGCACCAATTCTATCCGCTAATACCTTGTGCGCAATAGACTGCGGATTTGCATACGTTGCACGCAGAGATTTTGTAATACAAAGCTGGGTCATTGGCACTTTTCCTTCTACTAGCTCCTGCACACCTTGCTTCACAATCTCCACTGCACCAGCTACATCCTTATCATCCAGCACCTTCTTCATCGCTGCACCATAAATGTTCTTTACAATTGGTGCATTATCTCGGCGTTTCAGTGCAATACCCATATATTTATACACAAAGTCATCGGGTTTGTCTGCATTTTCGTGCATCCTGCCAGCATATCGCTTCTTGCTAAACATCAGAAGCGGATCAAACACTTTGTCAAACTCAAAGTCGTGTGGAGCTTTTAGAGCCTGTGTAACAAGATGACCCGCCTCTTCTGTCAGCTCAATCACCGCAATACGCGCATCTCGCCCCTTGAGAACCTCACCAGTTTCGGGGTTCTGTGGATTAAACTGTACAAACAGTGAGTCCGTATTATGTACGACTAGAGCACCTGGTCCAACCGCAAAATGGTGATTTTCAGTCTCAAAATCGTAGACATATTCATTTACAGGTGTTACAATTTGATATTGTTGTTTTACAATAGTTGCCTTTCCTGTAAAAGGGGTTTTACTAAATGTATAGATTGTTAGGCGTGAGCTTGCAGACTCAATATGTACATAATATCCTTGGCGACGTGCATTAATATACATCATTGCAGCATGAATCTTATGTTCACAATTAATTACAAATGTAGACGGTTGCTTTGCAAACCATGCCTCTGTATAAGGAATTCCTTCTGTATATTCAATTGGTGTATCAATTAGATGAAGCGTATCATTGTGAAGAAGTTCAGCATTATCTGTCAAATCAGTTGGTTTAGCTACACTGCCATCACTTAGAAGAAGACTGTGGTCTTCGGTTACATCAACTAGACCTGTAGGTGTTGTAATACGAAATAGTTTTTTATTTGGAGCAAGGCGATGCCGAATTAACTTCCTAACTGGCGTAAAACCAGTATCTGTCCAAACTTCAATACCCTGCTCTGATAAGTCTAGAAATTCTTTTGTTTTGTGGTATGGGTCCCAATTAAGTTCAGTAAATAATTGACCAATCTCTTTCATAAATGTATGACCTCCAGCACGCAGTAATACTGGCGTATCTGCAGTTACAGAATCACCATATACTACCTTACAATCACTCTTTGCAGAACATAGAGGGTTATTTGCTTTTTCACCATAAAACCGGTCAATAATCTCCTTGGCGAACAAGATTTGCTTTCGCCCATATCCTGTAACAGATGCTGCAAGAGCTTGTAGGCGGAGCTTGAATGTCCCTGAGCCGAGCTGTCCATAAAGAGAATTTGCTGTAATCTTGTAGGCATTTTGCTGCGCATCTAATAGCGCGGCTTTTAGAGGGTCCTGAGTTTTAGGAATGAGTGCACGGGTTGCTTTACGAGCAGCAAGGAGACTCTTGATAATTGTAGGCACCGTTCCCTCTTTGTCCTGTGCATATCTACAAATGCGCTTGCCAATGGAGACTTTGCGTTTTATTTTACGATGATCTTCAGGATCAGGTACTAGCAGATCAAACTCAATATCAGTCATTGGAATCTGGTCAGGCTTGTCATACTCATCTGACCCCCATACATGCCGAATAAGATAACCATCATGATCGAAATCCTTCACCCATACAAGCGTGTCGTGGCTAATATTTTCACTTACAATTGTGGAAGGATATAGCGAGGCAAAATCTGCAACACCAACTGGCGACTCAAGTAGACCAATCGTTGGATCAAGTACAATTGCACCCTCATAACTTTCATCCTGACCGCCACTACCAAGTCCACGCCCCATGCGATTGGCTGGTGCTTCTAGCACCTCTACTACCTGCCCCTGCTTATACGCTTCCTTAAACATCAAGGACTCAATCTTGATTCCCTGACCACGTGTAAAGATATAGCCTACAGGAACTGTGCAAACATTTGCCATAGCCATGGAGGTATTGAAGACATCTAGCTTATTGTAAAGGTCAAGTACTAGTTCGCAATCTTGAACGCAATATGCAGCTACACGCGCACGATCCTCGGGGCTACCGCGATGGCATTCAAAGAGTTCGTCGTAAGGCATATCATCCTTTACAATAACCCATTTGACTGCATCACGCCATTGTGCATCATCCTCCTCGCCAAATGCTGGACTGTACCGCAAGGAAATATATCCACCCTCATTTGCAACAACTGGAAGCTTCTCTGTAATTGTCTCTCCAAGCGCATCTAATAGACAGATGAAACGACCTGGCTTTGCATCCGCTACAACAGATCCTTTTGCTTTAAATTGTAGCAAACCATCCGCTTCTTTATATTCAATTGCATCCAGCTTACCAGACATATATGTTTTAGCAACGTCATCTAGCTTGTAGGATGGCAAGACTGCATTACGCTTTACGTGATGATAAAGATCAACCTGGAGACGCCCCCACATTGTCCAAATATACATGAAGTTGTCTCCAAGCGCCGATGAGGAAAGGAATTTCTCTTCAATCTTGAAATCAGGTTGCTCCTGCTTAATATCAAGCGAGCTACCTTCTTGATGAAGACGATTAAGTCCTTGGAGCTCCTCGGCGTCTGCAATATCAAGCTCCTCTGCACGGTCTGAAATATATTTCTCATCAAAACCAAAGACGTTATAGCCAATTAGGATGTCTGGGTTCATCTCCTGAATCCATGCAGCCCAGTCGAGAATGAGGCGAGCTTCATTTGGACATTCATGAACAATAACACCTTCAATTGGCGCACAAGATGGCTGGACGAAAATGTGGCGCTCTACATTTCCCCCAGTGGCTGAGATTGTACTATCCTTGCAAGCAAGGATGGTACCAATCTGAATGATTGGATCACCCTCTAATTGCATACGCTCAGGACGAGATAGAATAATATTAAGTTCATCCTTAATTGTAGCAATATGTTTTTTACGAGAATCTTGGGTCATTTTCTCGTGAAATGCAAATGCACAATGTTCGGCGAAGCAAGCAGCGAGTTTGGAGTTGCTAATCCATTTCTGAGCGACCTCTCGTGCTGGTCTAATAGCCCGCTTTGGATAGATTTTGGAACAAACCGATGGCTGGTCAGTTAGGATATTAAGAAGAAGTTCGCATGCATTTTCTGCAGATGTTGCATGTTCAAAGAGCTCTTTTGCGACTTTTCCATAATCCATTTTAGCAAGTGTGAAATCACCACTCTCTGAATAGGTCTCAATATCCCAACTAGCGACCATAAAAGGAGCAACTGAGCCGGTTGCTGAGTGAATGTCGAGCCAATCACAGTCAATTTCCATACATTCAGATGTAGAATGTTTTGGCTCCTCTTCTCCATTAATAGTTGCCCAACCACAAGGGTCAATATTTCGCAAGTGAAAGAAGCGAAGCATAGGATCTAGATTTGCTTCATACACTTTGGGTGCAGAACGAAATGGAGTTGTTAGACGAGCGCCCGAAATTTTGAGAGCTGGTTTAGAAGTCTTGTAATCGAGAAAGAGATTCTTTGCTCGGCGGAAATAATCAAGACTTTGTACGGAGATTTTAGCAAATGGGAATGTACTTCTGCAGTTATACCCAAAGAATGTGCGACGTTCCTCATACTCAACGGAGAAGAGCTCTTGATTGAGCCCTTGTCCAGTTAGGTAGGATTTGAGAGCAGCGAGTGCATCATGTTTGGATGCGCGGGAAGGGAGTGCAACATAGAAGAATGGCTCAAATCCGCCGATGTTTGCACGGATTGCTTGTCCAGCGGCTGTTTTACCGAAGAGGGTGATTTTTAGAGCGCGCTTCTTAGAGCTATTATATCCTTTTGCATAGTCATTGTCATCTGCATAACTGACTTCACGGGTTTCTTCATCTTCGTGCTCAATGATTTCATCACGCGCGATGATGTCTAAGATATGAAATGTGAGTTGCTTGTTTGCAGACATCTTGAAAGTCGGCTTGTTTATAGAATCGTGTGTGCTTGTTAAATGTGTAGTTGGGTGTATCAATTTTACTTCCGTTGTTTACGGTTGCGACGGCGGGTCTCTTTACGTGGTTCAGGTGGATCACCGAGGTTATCGGCGCTCTTTAATCCATTTAGGAGAGAGTAGAGTGTTGGCTGTTGGCTACCACCTTGTAAGCGAATGAGTCCAGAAGGAACACCACAACTACCATTTGCACCACAGCTGCCACCATTCATTGTAGAGTTTTCAGCAGGTGGAGGGGATGCATATCCGCTTCTAGGGAAGGATAGTTCTTCATCTGCTGCACGGCGTAGACGTTTTGCTTCTTTTACAGAGGCTGAGGCACGACTAGACGCATTTTCAACAGCATTTTCTAATATAGCGGATAGTTTCCTAACACGGCGACCAGATGGTGCTATACTACGAATACTCCCTTTGTTTTTTTTCTCTGCAGATTCACTGAAATAAGATGCAGCGAGCTCATCATCATTCTCATTATTTGTATTCATATTTGAACCATTATTCTCATTATTTGTATTCATATTTGAATCATTATTCTCATTATTTGTATTCATATTTGAACCATTATTCTCATTATTTGTATTCATATTTGAACCATTATTTTCATTCTCAACACCCATAACATGTGCGTTTGTAGCTAGTTTTCTAAGAGCCTCATCACTAGCTGTAGAAACTTGCATTCCGACATTCCGATTCCCTCTATTTGTATTTGCAAGTACAGTAGGATATCCATCAATTCGTGGTGGTTTTCCAGTTTCATCGGACATATTGGAAAGAAGTTGATCTGAAAACTCATTTTCAACGGAAATCATCGGAGATGTCCGGTTTGGAATACCCTTTAATTTATTCCAGCGAGACATAAATGTATGGCAATGAGGACACCAGTTTGCAAACACAAGCACAATTGTAAGTGGGTGGTTTTTCATTATATCAAGCGCCTTTTTCACATCTGATGCAGACTTAATATCAAGTGCTGGGACTTTTGCTATAGACGCAGACCTTTTCTTTTTTGTAACTTTGCGAGTACGCGTCATTCTATATCATGTTTAGATTTCCTGCTAACATAATAGCAGTAATGGATGTATTTAATCTGTTTATCCTATTGGCGATATTAATGGGAATATATACATATTATGAAGGAATTGAATTTAGTTCCCTCATTATTTACTTATCACTTTTTGCACTTTTAATTCTTTACTTTGGCGGTAAGCAATATTTACGTGAAGGATTTGATGATGCGGAAGCACTGGAGGCGAGTCGTAATGGAACTGCTGTAGTTCGTTCAAAGGAGGTTCCTATAGGAACTATAACAGGAAATGATGAGGATGTTGCATATGTAGATGAAGCAACTGGTGCAATTAGTGATAAACCGATTGAGACCCCTGTTAATATGGATGAGATTGCAAAGCCGTTTGCAACTAGTCCTATCAATTCATTAGCTGAATATGATGATCCTGTAACTTCAGAAATGCTTCTTTCAGATCTCAATCCTGATGGGACAGAATTAGATGCAATTGCAACAAATGAGGGTGAGCGCAGCGATGAAATGTCGCGTGCAATTAAAAATCAAGGAACATTTAATAGAAAGTTTGAATGGTCTAATAATCTGCCACCATCCTCAATTGTTCAGCAGATTCAGCAGAGCAAATGGAATGCTACCCTAAATGAAACAGCTGCACCCTACAAGATGGCAGTCGGCGCAGATGCAGATGCAGCGGCAGTGGCAGAGGGTTTTACAGGTTGTGGTGCTGCCAAGAAAAAGACTGAAGGATTTACAAGTTGTGGTGCTACTAAGAAAAAAGCCGAAGGCTTTGTTGGCTCCATAGGTGCATCTATGTCAGCCACTCCTATCAGCCAGCTTAAAACCACAGGGGACAATTACAGCGCTGTAGATGGAAGTAGTATGCAGCCAGTTGATTTAGATAAGTTAGAAGCAGAAGAACGGGCAATCTTGCAGACATTCAATCCTACTCGTAGTGCTAGTGAACTTGGTACATATAATGTACAAGATGTTGCAGAACTTCTTGATAATTATTATACAAAACAAGGAAAGCGCGCTTCATTCTATAAGCGTGAAGATGGTACGTATGAGGTATTTGAAACAGAGGAGTTAAAGCCAAAGATTGAATGGGAAGATGAAGCCCCTGAGCCTGAGCGCGCTGAGGAGGGCAAGGATATGACTGGAGAGATTAATGTTCCTAAGGGAGTTGCAGAGTATTCTGCAAAGCTTGACCCGTTTTTTGAGCCTCGTCAAAGCACACGCCCTAATAGAAATGATTATACTGCATGGAC